CCCTGGAATTGCTGACCGCGCAAGATATAAGCCGCCCACAGGTGGATTACGGGTAGGAACCTGCTGCGCGCCCGGTAGAGAAAAGCTCGGCTTCTTCCGGTCTGCCGTTCGACCAGCTTCGACGCGTTGGACCAGGAAGCGCGCTTTGGTTGGCTCTGTGCTATCGCTATCAGGACCTTCAGCTGCTCACCCGCAGACATACCGTCGTAATAGCGCGCCCTGATTTCAGCTTTGTCGATAGGATCAGCGGTAGTCGTCGCCTTCATGATCGAGAGCAACACCGATCGCGGTACCGGTTCGCCGAGGTTGGTCTCTTCGTAGGTTGGGTAAAAACCTGCCCACAGACGGGCGATATATGCGCGTCGCTTGTGTTCGTCCTCGGGAAATAGCATGACACCCCAGGTCTCCGCCCACGGCTCGCCTGCGGTGATACTCAAGTAGCGCACGCGCTCACTCCTCCAGCTCGAGGCTGGTTATCGTCCGGATTATGGTAATATCGGGCCGAGCCTTGTCGCAGCAAAGAGTTCGGGCGAAGCCGCTGGCCATCATATTCCGTCCTGCCAAATCGAGCGATTTCCTTGAGCCGCCGCGGCACGAGCGGGATGCCGATCCGGTCGAAGCGCGCCTCGATGCGGCGGATCAGCGGCGCGATAATAGGGCGCCATTGCTGCTGATTCCAAAGCAAGTCGACCGGCGCGCCCTGGCCGGCGATGCTGCGAGAGCGCCGCAAGATGATTATCGCCGTCAATTTCGGTGGTTGCGTGAGTTGACGATGGCGACGATGAGCACGACGAAGAGCGCCGACGTGCTCTACGCCGCTGGTTGGAGCAGTTCGTAAAGTGCGAGGCCGGTCGGGATTATGGGGTGTGTTATTGCCTCACACGGCCGGTACAGGGTGTCGGCATCCCGCTCCCCGGCCTCGTGCCCGCGCGCTGACGGCGATCCTGCCGCTGATCTTTGCTCCGAGCGAGGCGGCGTCGATCGCCATGTCGCGGGCGTCGCCGGCCCACTCATCGGCACCGATCTCCTCTATTTTACGGAGACCAAGCGGAGCGCCGTCGGCTTTCCATCGCCGCAATCACCGCCTTGGTAAAAGCGGACGTGCTGGCGCCGCCGCCCAATCCGCGGTGCGCGTGCTATCGCCGACGGCCCCTTCGACGCCGTGCCGTAGTTGCTGCGCGGTATTGCAGCACGACCCCGATTGGACGGTTGGCATCAAGCCCGGCCGCGATGGGTCCGCCAGCTACCACTTGCTCAATATGGTGCGTGCGGGCCAACGCGGGCGACGTCGAGCGATTGCTGTTCGATACCGCCAAGTAAGACGGCACGCGGGTCCGCATCGGGCTCGGCCAAGATCCGGGGCAGGCTGGCAAGAGACAGGCATATCAACTGCCTTCGCTATGGTACTGAACAGCACGGTTATGCCGACGACAGGGTGCCGAGATCAAGTACGGCCTGTCGTCGATTTTCGGCACACCATCTGTCATAGTCGCGAGCCAATGGGCCTTGATCGAGTGGCTTTATCGGGGAGCAGCTTTCATCAAGTCAATCTGCTGGCGTGCCCGGAAGACGATCCTCTCGCCGGCCTTGATATCCCCCGATACCGTCCACAACCGGAAAGCCACGTTGAGCGGATCTATGCGCACGGTGCTCCAGAACCTCTGTTCACCGAACTGGTGCTGCAGCGCATGACAGTTGGTGCAGAGAGACAGGGAATAGCGATCCGACGGCTTCATTCCCGCGCCGGCGTCGGATCCCGAGCGGACATGCGCGGCCTCCGAGGGGGCAGCTTTGCCACAGACGACGCAGGGAAGCTGTCTGACAAAGGCTAAGTGCTGCAGGCGCCTCCGGTGGTCCGGCTTGGTCTTGTTGCGTGGCACGGTGCGCACGATGCGGGGTGCGGGCATGACGTAGCGGATCATGGAACTATTTCAAGGCTTGCGCGCAGTGCTGTACGCAGCGCCAACCCGCTCGGCGGGATCGGCAGTTCATTCGTCGCGCGGATCTTCTCCATGACTCGCTCGATGAAGTAGTTGAAAATCCGTAGTTCGCGGTCGAGCGCCGCAATAAACTTTTCATCCGGCTCAACCCGCACGACCAACTTTGGCAGCACATCATGCCAGCATAGGATATCCACCCAGCTGCGTTGGGACACGTAGAGCTGACCTTGTAACTGAGGCCGGAAGCGCTCGCTGACCTCTCCGCAAATCCAGTATTCGACCTGAGTGTGCGGTAGGGGCGCCTTGATTTCCAATAAACCGTCATCGCCGACGAGCCGATCAGGACTGCATCCCGTCGTGTGATTGTCATCGGTGATGAGGCCGATGCCCTGAACGGTTACGTCTTGATCGAATTCATACCAATCCGCTGCCTCGGCCTCGACGATCAGGCCCCGCTCCATTGCCGGCGAATTATAAAATTCGATTTTGTGCTCCAGGATCCGCTCGGCGATCAGGACGCAGGCGTATTCCCGCCACTGCTTCGACGGTTTGCCCTGGGGTGTGATGATCTTGTGGAAGTGCGAGCTCGTCGGGATGCCAAGCTTGAGGCGGTCATACTCATCCGAGTATTGCGCCACGTCACGATGAAAGATTGGCATGACTGGCCTCTGCCTTGGCTACCTGTTCCTCTAGGGTGCTAATGGCCTTGCGATAATCCCGGGCTGCGATCGTCGCTACAGCGGCTTCGAGAGAGCCGGCTTCCTCGATGCTTTGTGCTCTCATGTATTTCAGAAACTTCGGCCCGACTTTTGCCTTTTTGATCAGATCTAGAATTGTCGTGGTCTCGGCCTCGTCTATTGTTCCTCCGTTTCCGTCGTCATCATCGCCGACAACCACGATGTTGAAGATATTGCAGGCTATATAGCGGCGGAGGTAAGAATTGGTGCTTCCCACACCTTGTACGGTCGACTTGCCCCCCGAGGTGTCCAACGGGGCGGGCATAAATGAGTCTTCGAAATGGCCGCCCGGCAGATGCTTCAGACGGCCCCGGATCAGGATCCCGCCGTGCTCCCGCGGTTCACTGGAGTAGGAGAGATCCAAATCCTCCTCCATCAAGAGCGGCCGCAGATGTTTGTCGATCTCTTCGAGGGGGGCGTATTTGAAGGCTTCATAGATGCCTTTTTGAGGCTTTCCCTTTTCGATTTCATAGAGGGCAGGCTTGTTCTTCACGATCGAAATGCCAGCAAGCTTTTTCAGGATCCGGCCCTTCGCCGCGTTGAATGCAAGCTCTGTCTCCTTCGCCTTGAGCTGCTCGTACATTGCGATGATGCGTTCGAGCTTTGCGGCGTCGGCGCCGGGATCAAGCGCCACCCTTTCAATCAACGCCAAAACCGCAGTAGCGCTGTCCGATGATAGGTCGGCGAGTTGCTCAACCTGCTTCGCCATCAGAACTCCTCCTGTTCGGCTAGAACTCAGGTTCGGGAGAGCCTCTTTGGTTGCGAAACCGGCGTCATGCGCCGGCCTCGACGATGCGGTAGACTCGGCCACGCTCCTCCTTGTCCGAGGCGAGGGTGAGCCCCAGCTTCTTTTTAAGGGTTCCCGAGAAGACGCCGCGCACAGTGTGGCGCTGCCAGCCCGTCATGCTCGCCACCTCATCGACGGTCACCCCTTCGGGTCGACGCAGCATCGCGATGAGCTCGTCCTGCTTCGAGGTGCGTTTCGCATTGGGTTGTGGCTCCGGCTCCGGCAATATCTCGACGATCGCCGACCACAGTTCATCGATCAAGGTGTCGCGGTCGCCGACCTTTCTGCGCTTTTCGACACCGGGCAGAGTGTTCCATAGTGCCAACAGCCGCTTGCTGCTAAGCGCGGCGGCGTGCAGTTCCTCACCAGAAGCGACGACGATTTCGCCCTCATTGACTGGCGCCGTCGGCTCGCGGCAGAGGGTGATTCCGTCATTGCTGATGATGTAGATGCGCATGAGTGGGTTCTCCTTGGTTGACCTGGCAGCGGCGCCGCCGGTGACCCCACTCACGCTCACTTTGCCGTCCAAAGCCACTCTGTTCCGGATAATCTTGTGGCGTTGTTGGGCCGCAATCGAGCATCGAATTACTCAGCCGAATCCGCCGCCCTGCTCGCCGATGTTCTGCTGCTGGTCGACTACCCGTGAAAACGCAGTATCTTGGGATGCGGTCTAGCGCATGTGCGCTCCCAAAGAACCCACCCTGGTCAGCGGGCGTCTGATGTCCGCTCGAGTCAAGGCGCCCAACATTACCGCCGACTGGGTCGTACCGAGCTCGCTAGGGTGACATATTTGACGGCTTGCCCACTCGTAGCGGCGGTCCGCCAGCATGTGCGGAATGGCTGCTCCGGGTCACGCAGAGAGATGTCTTATACGGATCTCCAAAAATTTCCGGACACGAGTGTGCCTTCGATCTCAGGCCATATAGCAGGGTGCCACCTATCGAGCGGGCGAAGCTGGAGCCCAGGCGACCGCGCAGAGCGAACGGATCAGGCGGTGGTTGGTGGCGAACCGGTTCCAGGCCGTCTCGCCGGCATCCATAATGTCCGCCAGGCTGGCAAACACCGAGTTGGCGAGCCAATGGCTGCGCAGATAGTGCCAAACCCGCTCGACCGGGTTGAGCTCCAGGCTGTAAGACGGCAACTCCAACAAAGTGATATTGCCACGCACCACGAGCCTTGACTGCGGTGCCAGCCGGCACGATCGAGGATCACCGCTGCATGCGCATCAGCGGCGACCTGGCTGCTGATCTCGGCGAGATGATGGTTCATGGCGGCGGTATTGCAGATCGGCATGATCAGCGCCGCCGCTTTGCCCTGCGACGGGCAGACCGCGCCAAACAAAATAGGCCGAGGCGAAGCCAAGCTCCCTCGGCGTCGCCGGTCGACTGCCGGTTTGCCCCCACACCCGGGTCAGAGTGTTCTTTTGGCCGATGCGAGCCTCGTCCTGAAACCACACCTCGACTCGCACTCCGCGTGCTTGCGCCGCCCGGACTCGCTCTAATTGCAATCCAACCGTTGCGAAAACGCCGCTTGCGCCGTCGTATCAGCTTGCGGGTGGCGCGGGCGCGGCGCCAACCAGCTCAACTTGAGCCGATGCAGCAGCCGGTAGGTGCTCGACAGGCTGCAATCAATCTCAAACTCCTCCTTC